TTAATGAGGCATTCATCTGCGCTTCCGATTGTTCTTCTTGCGCATTACTTGCAATCCCAGCTTTGGCAGTTTCTAATGCAATCTCAGCCTCAAGTTTTGCACGTATTAATGCTAACTCTTCCTGTAATTTTAATTGCATTTTAAACTGTTCTTCCTCAGGATTAAAATCTGATAACTGTTGCTGCTGTTGAGCTTGCGCTGCTTGAGCCATAGCCATTTCATGTTGTTGTTGCTGCATAGCCATTTGTTGTTCGCCAACTTGCTGCTGTTGCGCTTGCATTTGTTGAACTTTTTGATTTTGCATTTCTAAATGTTCAAGAATCTTACTAGACTCAGGCATGTTGACCATTTCAACAAACAGCTTATTTGTTTCTGGATCTGCAGGATCTCCAAATACACCCATCTGTCTTAGTGTTGCGTATTTTTGTAATCGTGCATCTGGTCCTTCATCAAGACTAGATCCCGGTACATAAACAATGCGGAACTGACCACCATTACGGATTGCATCAAATCGCATAACACCCTGCTCAATTTTGTCGGAAGGTAATCCGTTGCCTTGTATATTTCCAACAAATGGAACAATGGCAAATTGATTAACAAGTGCAACTTCCCATTCTTTAATACGTGCATTACTAATTTCAATATCAGCTCTAATGTAAGAATGTTGTGTATTATCTGCTTTTTGTAACAACCGCACGGATTCTGCTGGAGTTCCTGCTTGTGCCATACCTTGACTAACGTCATGCAAGCCAGCTATGTCCATCATGTCTTTTTCAACCATTTGTAATAATGGAAATAAATCTCCACCAATACCGGGTGCGCGTTGAATAACAGGAGGGTGAGCGCCTCTATTGTAATACACTTTACGATAAATGCGGTTTTTATCTTCAATTGTGTCTGATTGATTATCGTATGCATCCGCGCCCACATTACTTAAGCGCTCAACCATAATGTAATCTTTTTGACTTTCAAATTGCTCAAGCAACCTACTGTAAATACGATTGTAAGTAGATTGAAGTGAGCAAAGATCAAAACCTAAAGAATAACCGTATGGCGTACCTGATCTTGGTTGCCATCGTAAAGGTATAAATGGAAAAGCATCACGTTTTTCATATGGCCAAATACCACCATAGAGTAAAACGCCATTTGAAGAAACTATATATCTACCTTTTGGATATAACGCAGATGGCTTTTCCCAATACTCATAAACTACAGCACATAATTTTCTTGTGTCGTAATTGTTTATACGTGCAGTTGATGGTGGAACCCAGCCTCGCCCGGAACCATTAGCTCCTTCTAAATAACTGTCAATATAACCACTATTGTGTCCCATGACAGCATCTGGCTGTACACGTTTTCCAATATCACCATAACTGTCTACAAACCATGACAGTGGTTTTATCATTGCGTGAATCATCCAGCGCACATCATCGTCACGTTTAGCTGATGGATCAATATAAACATCAAAACAAGGAAGAATTTGCTCAACTACATCACCAACTGCCATTTGTTCATGGCCTATGACTTGTTGCCCTGAAATGTCAAATTGAGGAACTACTTGTTCTCTTTTTGTATCCCAGAAAATTTTTAAATAACTTGTGCCTGTAACACAAGCCCATCGAACTCGTTCTTTTAATTGTGTTTCTCTATTAAATTTGCGATTGTAATGATGAATTAAATAGTTTGCCTCGTCGGCTGCAGCACGATCATGTTCAGCATCTGATAAAGCAACTGCTGTTGCATCTGGACTACATTGCGTTAATTTACCAATGACGCCGTCAATTAAAGGACGAATTTTATTAACAGTAATATATCGATTAGGTTCATTTGGATTTTGCAAGTTAACTAAATTTCTACTATTTGTGTTAATCCTAAACCATTGACGACCTTCAAAAAACGCTGACGCCATTGCCCATTCAATTTCCATTTCACTTCTTGAACGGTAAGCAGTATCAAATTGCGTTTTTACAAAATCTACAATTTTGCGATCTTCTTCAGGTTGTTCTCCGGGGACAACTTTCCAGTCTTTTTGTTGCAGATCCAAAGACAAGTTGTTTTTATCTGCAAGCTGTCCATTTTTTAAAGGTTGAGATCCAACCATGCCAATAGCGTTAGGCTTGGTAAACGCACTTACTTTTAATCCATTACCTAGTAATGATCGCGGAACCATCCGTTTTAAAACATTGGGATTTAATCCTTGAGGCATTTGCGGAGGCATATTAGGATCCATCGGTGGCATACTCATACCCATTCACCAACCTTTTCAATTAACTTTAACAGCTTTTCAACTTTCAATTGTTGCAACGTTTTGTAAATCATATATTGTCCATACAAATTAGCGCTCATAAAAACCAAAAATAAACTTATTTTTACCCAGTCCATTAGATATATTCATCCTTTTCGTTTTTATCCATCCACAAAGGTCTGCCATTTCGACCACTAAATTCTGATCTACTACTAACTTCTGGGCATTTGACTGGATGCATACGCCACATAGCACCATATCTAAAACTATCAATGGCGTGATCATTTTTTGTGCCATTGTCAATTTCATCTTTGTCTTTAGGACTCGCCATTGTGTCGTTCAATTGCTTTATGAGATTTGGGCAATTGCGTCTTAAAATACGTAACTTTGGTCTAATAATTCCTTTTGATGAATCTAAATCAACTAGCAATTCTTTGCATCTTTGCCAACCAGCTTTTCTATCTTTAACTGCGCGTACGGCTGGCAGCCCACGTTCCCACCAAATTTCAACTGGATATTCACCAATGCGCTCTTCTGTTTTAATTGGAGGAAAAGTGTTAGCCCAGTCAAATGCAATTGCTTCTAATTTTGTATTCCAAAATTTGTCACGAGCTGCATTGTTTTTTGGTTGAGCTAAATGATGTTTATCTAAAAGATCTAAAACTGAAGATGCTTGTTCAGAACTTACTTTTCCTGATTGATACCATTCATCAATGACATATACATTTTCACGTTCATCACTAGCAAATAATAAGAAACACGCAGGTGCTCCTGTACCAAAGTCATGACTTCCCCAAAACCGCCACCATGGTTGAACTTCAATAGAATCAACGACATGCCATGGTTCACCAGTCATTCCGTATTCTTTAAACTCAGGGAAGAATTTACCACCAACTCCAACATCGTGTTGACATTCTCGTAAGAATGGCAGTAATCCAAAGTCTTCTATTTCACGTTGGCAAACTGCAATGCTTTTATGTTCCCATGTTGCAGTACCACCAGTAATTTTATATGAGATACGACCATCTTCTTTTTCAACTGGTTCGTATTTTAAATCATTAATAGCAGGAACAATCTTGCTTTGTATTCTGTTTTGTAGCATGTCAAGTTCTCCACTTAACACACGACTCATAACACTATTAGAATGAATAGCATTTTGAACAAATACAATAGCAGCATCAGTACTTTTTGCTGGCAAAATAGTTTGCGTTATTGTTTGAATTTTCTTTTCAACCCTATTGACCGAGTCATCCAATTCGTCAATGTCGTCCAAAATAATAAAGTCAGGACGTAGATGATCAAGCTTAACACCGCGAGCACCTGTGTCCAAGCCAAAAGCCAAAACATTAAATCCATTAGCAGTACGTAACTTAGATGCATTCCATCCTTTTGAAAAACCATATTGGTTAACAGCTCGCTCAATACCACATCGTTCCATAACATTAGCAATGTCACTTACGTGGCGATTAGCAGCATCTTGAGTTGCGCATACATAAAGTGCAAATCGACGAGTTGCTCGCACGGCAGTCCGACAAGTAATAAGTTCTACCGTAGTAGATTTACCACCACCGCGAAACCAACATTCAATAAGAGCGGGTGGAGTAATTCCGGCAGCAAATGAATCAGACCAATCCCATGCGCGTATATGATGTTCTCCTAAAGAAGATGATGCTGCATGAGGAGCATATGTTTTTAACCATGTCCGATAATCAAGATCAGCTCCAACAAGTGGAGTTGCTACGCCAAAATCAAAATCTCCTGTGTCAAGAGAGTTTTCAATTTCGTCGCTCAATGCCTGTAATAAACTAATGCTTAATGACTGATTAGTTTTTACGTACTGTTTTAGTTGACGTGGAGTTGACGATTTATTAACTGATACTTTCATCTACAACCTCCGCATCTAAAATAATTTCTTCCTGTTCTTGATACTGCTTTAATAGCTTTCCTATGCCAGTATTAATTGCACGTAATTCTTCAGCGCTCTTAATATGTTGTTTCATCAACGCATACACTTGCATAACAAGGCTGAACGCTTGATCAACTTCTAGTGTGTAAGCTTTAACCTGCAACATTCGTTGCTCGGCTTCAATAATGTCAGTTCGTTTCTCAATTAATTTTACTACTTCGTCACTTGCTGATAATGCGTTAACACCTCTATTTATTAACTCTAATACTTCATCTGATGCAGCATTTAATTGGTCTATGTCGCCACATTTTGCCGAATGCACAATAATGTGAATCAGCTTTTTAATTGAATTGTAATGATCTGCACTAATACCATCTGATATTGCAGCAGCTTTAATGTCCATTAATGCTGTTACAAAAGCAGCGTCGTCTTTTAATGAAAATAATTCTGGATCTTCTCGTAACTCATTTATGCGAGTCAATAACTGCGAACCAACTTCACTAAAACGTTTTCGGTAAGGTGATTTTAATCCATGCATAAAACGTTGTTCGTGGACTACCGACTTACTTTTTTTGTCATGTTTTTGACAAAAATGTGACCCCTTAATTGCATACAAGTCACATTGAGTTGTTACGCCATTTTTTCGATATGTTGCTGCGCATTGTTGCATTGTACTTATAGTATATCAATAAGTAATATTACGGTATAAACTGCAAACCTTGAGATGTTTTTTCACCCAAACCACGTATTGATGCGTTTAGGTCTTTTTTAAATAACGGCCACATTGACTTGTAAGAATCTACCAACGTGCTGAAACCTGTCATTTTTTTAGGCTTTCCATTACTATCCTTAAGATTATCGTAATAAAATGGATGCCCAGTGGCTATTCCTACATCAGCTCTAATTCCAGCTAAAGCAGGAGCTACTAAATATGGCCCAGCATGATAGGCAGGATTTAAAATATCTTGAAGTAAATCAAGATATGTAGTGCCATAATTGGGACCATATTCGTTAGCATGTGCGTCGGCAGCTACATGACCCCTGTATCCTTGTAGTTGTTTTGGTAATTTTGTAGTTGTTATAGCTTTTGCTGCATTTTGAAAAATAGGATCTGATAACATTGCAGCTAAATCACGTATAAAATATTGACCATTAGGTCCTTCGCCCATAAACCTAAGCGATTTGTCCATTACATTTTTGTCTGCATATTCGGAGTTTAAATATTTTTGATGAGCTGCATCAATTGTTGGGTAATTTTCATAATATATCATATCTATAGGAAGATTAATTAATGGTATTTTGTGCGTCATTTGATTTTGCATTAAGTCTGGCAATAAATGAAGTAATGATTTTTCTACTTGTGCTTGTTTAGAATAACCCGTATCGCCAAACATAGATTTTGGTTGAGCCATAGTATTTAAAACATTACGCGTTAATAAAGGCGTTATGCCAACACGAGCTACTGCATTACCAACTTTTGACATCGTGCTAGGTTGTGGTGGCATGCTGTCAAATGCATTTAAATGCGCTCTATTGGCAAATACTTGATGGCCGTTACTTGTACGTAACGGCTTACTAGCATTCCATGGCTCTTGCATTATTTACCTCCTTGACGTTTAGCTTTTTCTAACATTCGTTCAGCTAAAATACCTGCACCGCCTATTCCGAGTAAGTTTCTAAATCCTTTACCTGAAGGTCCTTTTTCACCAATTTTGCTTGCTGCTGCACGTTTCTCCCTAGCAGCAATTAACCGAGGATGCTTTAACTCTTCATTTGCAACATCAGAACCTAAACGTCCAGAGCTAATCATGCTTCTCTGTAATTGAAGACCTGCTCCTTCAATTGGATCCTTTTTAGTAATGTCTGCAATGCTTGCTCTTGCAGCTTTACTTTCTCCTGCTACAGTGCGCAATGCAGCACGAGCCGTTGGGTCATTATATGCACCCATACTTGCAGGTCTAGGCCCATGTAATGGAACACCGTTGTCAAACACTCCAGCAATATCATTAATAGTCTGTAATGTTTTAAGCCCATCGTCTCCAGACAACTTGCGCAAAATACGCACACCGGGACCAAGAGTTCCAGACAAATCAATTAATTGTGGAGCTTTTGGAGATGTTTTAATTAACGCATCTAACTGTACACCAAAGTCTCTCATTTCTTGATTGGATAAACCAAGCGGATTAAAACTTACGGCTTTATAAGCAGCGTTTGGATTTAATGCTTTCAATGCATCTACTTTTTCACGTTCTGGTAACGAATTAATCAATCCTAAAATATCTTTTACGTTGCGTCGTTTAGTACCAGTCTCATGACCAACAATATCTTCAACGTATTGTTTAAACTCAGGAAATGCTTTATTGTTTCCTACTTGATCTCCATACGCTGTCATTAAGCGTTGAACAGTTGCTAAACTTTCATTGCCAGATGCTGATGTTTTGTTAGTTGCTCCTACGCCACCAGCTTTTACAGATTGCGTTCTGACACTATCCTTAAGTTTAGTCATCAATCGTTGCAATTTATAATTAGCAGCCTGACGCATTTTCATTTCAGTGGCTCCGCCACCTTTATATGTGTAATTTAAATCAGTATATGCTTTTAAGGCCTGATCAAAATCTTCATCTGTAAACGCAGCGGTTTCTTTGGGTTTAGCCATAGTAATCTGCACACGTTGCGATTGTTTTGGAATAACAGTTGTTCTAGGTGCTTGATCTTTACTAAGACTCGAAACTCCTTTTAAACTTCCGCTTTCTTTTAACATGTCAACAAACTCTTGTGTGTTAGCGCGAGAGTTTTGCGGATTTAAAATTGCGTGAATTAATCTGTTGGCAATAGTTGGTGTTAAATTATCTCGATTGGCAACATAATCAGGTGTAATTTTTCTACTTAATCCCGGAAGTAATCGTGGAGTAGATTTATTTTTACCCCATCGTTCTTCGTCAGTAAACGCCATATCAATTAACGTGTTGTACGTTTGAGCTGGTAAACTTTTAAGCCAACCCACACCAGCCGTGCCTAAATTTGCAATAACTTTGTCATTACCTGTGTCACCAGCAAAAACACCATTTGTCATTTGATTTGCAGGTACAGTTCCAAATGTCAAAATTGATTGTTTTAATCCATTAATAATTAAATCTCTATTAGCGCGTTCTGGAGTATATTGCGTACCTTCTTCAAGACGAGCTTTAGTCTTTTTTGCTTCTGTGTTTTTAGTTATTTCATTCCACGATTTTGGAAATACGTTCCCTAAAATAGACTTGTTTAACCATGGGCTAGTTGCATGATAAACATCAGTCCAGTCTGTTCCACCTTTTTTACGCAACATTTCTGCAGCAGCATTAAAGTCATCTGCAAATTTACGCCACGATTTAACTTTTTTGCCAGACGCATCTGTTTCATAAGTAAATGCTGCATCATTACGCCATGTTGCTGACAATTCACCAATTAAAATTTTAGGTAAATTTAAATGGTTAATAATGTTAGCAATATAGCTATTAACTACAGGGCCTTGTTGTTGCGCTTTGTTTGATCTACGCATTGCTACGTAAGTTGCTAAGTTATTAAGGTCTTTTGGATTTAGTTGACCTTCTCCAGATAAACTTAATGCATCGGAAATTAAACCTGACATTCTCTTTGCTATTGGAGTTTCTGGATTATTAATAACTGCATCAATAAAATTAGCTGCAGCTTGTGTTGCTTCGTGATATCCAGCACCACCCGTTTTAGCAAATTGTCCGGCAAGTTGATTACGCACAACTTTACCAGCATCAGACAAAATAATTGGTGCAATATTTTGTGTACTAATTAAAGGCGCACGTGTACCTGTTTCAGCAACATGAGTTCCTGCTGAAAAGTCATCATGATGTACGCTTGATGTAAAAGCCGATAACGCTTTGTCGTTTGTAAATGAACTATTTAATTTACGAGTAAAACTTTGAATATCGTTTGTGTTTCCTTCACGCAAACGAGCCAAGCCATCATCGATAGTTGCACCAAATGCATCTACAAGCGGTTTTGTTTGACCTACAGTCCATCCTCGACTAACAGCGTCTTGATTAGCTGTTGCAATTTTGTGAATACCTTTAGCCAACGAAATAATTAATTCACGAGCGGGAGCATTATTTTGATTATTAGCATAGGCAACAGCAAGTTTTCCCCAGATGCCTAAATCACGTCCTCCAGATGCCATACCGTGTATGACTTCTAATTGTTGTCCCATTGACTTATTAGTTGCTTTAGCACCTGCAATAACTGGATTAAATAGTTTTAATAAATTAGCACTTCGTGTTGGATCATATAAATCTAAGTGAAGTTTTCTTGTATCAAATTCTGGAATAGAACGTGGCAATACATGCTCACTTGTGCCAGCAGTTGGCGCTGTAGCAGTAGTAACTTGTGGTACAGACGTAGTTGCACGTGGTACAAATTGATCTCCACGTATAACAAAAGCTTTATTTGCACTATTGACTTCTCTTGTTCCACTGTCAATAATCCATTTAATACGCTCATTAATCGGCTTATCTCTAGGAAAACCAGCAGGAGGAGTTGCTTCTAAACTAGTGAATTTAGCCTCTAATGCTTTCGCTGCATCTGTGACTGTTCCATAAGTACTTGTCGATCTTACACTAGTTCGTGGATTTCCAGTATTTCCTCCGGGTCTACGACCAGAAGTGTTGACAGGAATTACAGGATTACGCAAAGTTGCTGATGATGAACCCAATACGGAATTCATAAAATAATCGCCAATGGAAAACTCTGGCTTTGTTGGCTTTGCTGGTTCTGGTGCTGGCGTAGGTGTTTGTGCTCCTGCAGGAAATACAACTTGTCCTGCCAAAGCCTTAATGTGATCTAGTTTTAAGTCTGGAATTGTAGGTTGTAGTTCACGAAAAATACCTTCAATAGGTTCGCCAAATCGCAAACGTTTTTTAATAGCATCACGTTGTGTTATTGGTATTAATTTACTAGCTTCTGTTTTAAAATCAGGCGCAGCTGCTTGAGGTTCTGGTGCAGACTTATCTTTGTCATTTGATAAATTGCCCATCAATAACGTAGTCAATGCAGACATATTTGCAGGATTCATAATTACTTCTCAGCTCCCTTACCAATAATAACAGATCCATTTTTGATATGTTCTTTTTTCTCCATCCGCATTATTTCAAACTTAGATGGAGCTTTTTTTAATCCATGTTCTTTCATTTCCATTTTTGACAACTGCGATCCAGATGGTTTTTGCTTTAAACCATGTTCTTTTTTCTCAATGCCAAGCAATCCACTCCAAGACAGTGAATTAATGTGTTTGTTCATACGATTAATCATTATTGAACCTTCCAAATCTTTCATTTAGCGTAGTCGCACGACGTCCTTTAACTGGTCCATAATCACCTGCGTCTCTATTTGTTTGATTAAGGCTAGGAAAATTGTTGCTTTGTTTTTGTGCTTTTCGCAATGCGTTTGTAGCTAAAGCTCCTGCACTTATTCCAGTAAACAACGGCAATCCAACCTTTGCAGATAAAGGAGCGCCTTTCCATGCTGCTTTGGCCTCGGCTCCAAAGTCACTAAACTGTTTTTTCCATTCAGATCCAGTTGATTTTGAACTAGATGGTTTACTCGCTACAGGCTTAACGGACCCCGGCGCTGGAACTATTCCCATTCTTATTAGATCTTGAACAATAGGCGGAATGCCAAACATTTTACTTGTATCTGGGTGTTCAAATGAAGAACCCATTACAGGGCGTGGCCTCGAATCCCATAAACTTTCTATTCCATTATCAAGCATACCTAATTCAAATTTACTTGTATTTGGACTTATTTTTTGTTGATGGAGCCTATTCATTGCTGGAGCATTAATTCCCTGATCATCTATTGTGTATATATCTGGGTCAACAATATTACGATCTGTCCCAAAGAAAATACTTTTATCGCGATCAATTGGAGCACCAGTCAGCTCACCATTCATTTGCAACGCTATATTTTCCCATATTGGATTATGCTCTACCCTAGCAGTTGTTGGTCCTTTATCACCGGGTCGCATTGGCACAAAATTTCCAGTAAGTGGATCTTTACTTTGTTGCACAGGCATAGGATCTGGTGGTAATCCATTTTCCTTTAAATATTTTGCACGTCGCCTTGCTAATGCTTCACGTAGAACCTGCGCCTGATTAGCTTGTGCATGATTAACTTGTTGATTTAAAAAGAAATCTGCATTATTTTCATAAGCTTTTCTAACTTGATTCATATATGCAATTTTTGATTCACGATTTGGATCGTCAACTGGAATTTTTTGTGTTAACCAGTCAACTCCTAGAATTTTATCCATTTTAAAGTCATCTAAAAATTCAACCATTTTAGCTGCTTTTTCACGTTCATATTTGGTGCTATCGTGTCGTCGCCCTGCATCATATTTTTCTGCCGTGCGTCGCATATGGTTACGTGCAAGCGATGTTAAATTTCCTGTTTTGGGGTCAGACCAAATTCCAAAATCTCGTAAATTTTTTCTATCTTTTGGCATCCATGCCATTTCTCTTAATTGTTCAGGTGTTAATAAATGAAATGGAACTTTTTTAATATCCATAACACCTTGTGAATTTTCACCACGTTTTAGATGCTCTGGGACAGGAGTATTACGCGGAATATCGCCTTCTGTTAATGCTCGTACAAAATCAAGCATGTCTGGGTCGTTACTGTCAGCATAATTAGGCCCAAACAAGCTTCCAAATTCTTTTGTAACGAGTGGACTTGTAAATGGAAACGATCTATCCTCAGGCATGCGGACAGGGTAATTCATGGCTATGGGAACATACCTAACACTTTTACCAGAGCCACGACCATACCAAGGAGTTCCTTCTTGAAATCCTTTTGGCATATCTTTATCGTTTGCCATAATTATCTACCACCTATTCTTTTTGCTTTGTTTAATGTTTGAATTCCTAAAACGCCAAGACCACCCATGCCACCAAGTTTCATTAACCTGTGAATTTCTGCATCAGGCACATTAGGATACCGCTTGCGCAATTCTTCAAATGTTGGAGGTGGCGGATTTGTATTAGCAGATCTTGGAGGCAACACGTTGCGTCTCCAGTCTGGGCGTTTATTAACACCCTCTCGTTGTCTAATATCTCCGGGATGTTCTTTACCTGTACCAAATGTCACATTTGGTACAACTGGGTGAATTAATCTTTGCCATGCTCTTAATTCTTTATCTGACAAACTATTTTTATTAGTTAAATCCATGTGCTCTCGCGTAAACCCCGGAAGCCATTCTCGTGGATCAAGTATTTTTAATTCTGCGTCATTCATTAATCGTCCGGGACGATCTGTTTCTGATCCATATAACGCAGTGTCATCCCACATTGTGGATTCTTTGCGAGCATTCATACGATTTTTCATGACAGCTTCATTTTGTTGTTTGACACGCTGCATCATTACTGGATTATCAAATTTTGTGTGAATCATTCCAGCTGAAATAATAGGATGAAACGGTTCATCTAAATTACGAATTGCTTCATAAATAGCTGTTTTGTCTGCACTTGGCGTGTATAATCCTTCAGTTGCAGAGCCTTTAAATTCCACGTTTTTTGGTTTAAACGGTGCTGCAGCTGGCGGGTTAGATTTTGGAGCTTGTTTTGCTACCCATGGATGACTTAATATCTTTCGTTTTGTTTGTGTTATGTCTCGATAAATGCCCGGAAGAAGACTCCATTTTAATTCAAATTCTGCGTCTTTTATTCTGTCTTTTAATTTAGTTACATCAAAAACCTCATCACTTTTTGCAGGTATAACGGGCCAATTTTCATAATCATGATTCCATGCGTCATAGTGAGGTTTTACAGTACTAACTCTTTGCACATATAATTCAGGACGCATTCCTAACATAGGATTTTCACGCGTAGGTTTAATGCCACTCCAATTTGCTGTGTAATCTGGCCTATATGGTCCTGACACATTTTCATTTGGTTGTACTGGATTCCAGTTAGGTGCAGGGGCAGTATTTCTACGCTCTCCCATAATAGGCCACCAATTTTGCAATTGCCGTTGTTCAAACGGAGTTTGAGGCAATGCATCAACTATATGTGCCCACTGTGATGGATACGTGTTAATAAAATCTTGTCCTAATACACGTCCTCTCCATGGATGATATGTTGACAATGCACCTTGTGCATTTTTATTAGTATCTAAATGAATAGGAGTTCCAACGTTGAGTGCATTTTTTTTGTGTGAATTAATAATGTCATATGTTTCTAATAAGTTGCTCAACTCATTAGGTAATTTTGCTTTTGCTTGATAGTATTTTTTTCTTCCTTTGTCAGTTGACAACAATTGATCTAAAAAAGAAAATAAATCTTGATTATCATTCATTATTTTACTCTTTTTAAATTAGGATTTATTTGTTTTGCTTTTGCAGAAGCATTTCTACTGCGCGATGCTAAAATTGCACCTGCATTTTCCATTGAAATGCCCTGCTTGCTTGCTATTGATTTTTGTACTGCTTTAAATCCGGGGTGCTTTTTTTTCATGCCTAACATTTGCGACATTGTTTTCATTTTGTTTACCTGCAATTCCAAGCACGTAAAGATTTATTAATTCGAGAATTAGGATCGTTTGCTGTTTTAGAAGATGTGTTTACGCGCTTCATGCCTTCCATGCGAGCACAAAATGATTTACGTCTTGCAGCGTCTTTAGGCGTTTTGGGGTTTGGAGCAGGTGGCTTTAAATTAGCACCAGTAGTTTTCTTAAAATGTGCGCGTCCAGCTGCATTTAAACCACCAGCTGGGTTTTGATACTTTTTAATAACGCCCATGTTGATACACCTCAGTGCATAATACACTACATTACTTTTACAAAACATTACTTGCGGTATACTTTTACATGCTAAAGTTGACCAATAAAGAAAAAGAGGTCCTTTTACTCGTTGGTGAGTATAAGACCTCCAAAGAAATAGCTCGATTATTAAACTTAAGTCCGCGTACTATTCAAACTTATTTAGATAACGTGTATTTTAAACTTGATGTACGTGGTTCTGGCGCACGGCACAAAGCCTATGCGTTGGCTTACGAAAAAAACCTTTTAGATTAATCTGCAAACGGATCATCAATATCATCAGGCGGGAGTAAACCCGCTGGCTTTGGATTAGGTGGTGAGTCTTGATCTTTACGGGAATCAAGCAGTGACCACTGATCAATCAATACTTTGACAGACTGACGTTTAATACCATCTTTATCTGTGTAATTATCTAATTGAATTTTTCCTGTTACAGCAACCAGTCTGCCTTTTGTAGCATATGTAGCTAAAGCATCACCTGTTTGCCCAAATGCAGTGCATCCAAAAAAATCAGTCTCTTTTTCACGGCCTTTACGATCTACAGCAATGCGAATACTGCATACTGATTTACCATTAGGGGTTTGTTTAGATTCTGGATCTGCAACAAGCCTTCCAATTAATGTAACATGATTAAGCATAACGTTCTCCTACCGTATTATACCGTAAGTAATTGTGAGGAATAAACATGAGCATCTTAAGTAAATTGTTGTCTAAAGTTTCAGGTAATAAGCTTCCAGAAGTTGATCTTGCCAAATTGCCTTTGATGGAGTTTGTTCTTGATGGGCAGTTTAATAAACTTCTTGCTACACTAAGTGATAGCGACATCAATAAATTAATAGGCATATTATTGAATGAAGCAAAACGAAGGAAGAAATTATGAAAGCTATTAAACAGTTAAAAGCTGACGGAATGAATAAAGGTGGCATGCGCAAAGGAATGCTTACTGGTATGAAAAAAGGGCGCAATCGCGGTATGGAACCTCAGATGTGCCCCACTTGCAAAAAGCGCCCTTGTGAATGCAAAAATTGTTAGTCTTTTTCATCCATTAGTAGTTTAGTAACAAGCATGATTGTGTCATGAGCAATTTTCTTTTGCTCAGTAGCAGCCATGATTGCATACCATGCTACTTTTAACATGTCTGATTGATACGACGCGCCTTTTTTACTTCCAGCGCGTTCGATGTATTTCAGCATGCTAAATCTATACGGATCTAAATTCCATTCTTTGACAAGGTCAATTGTTTGAATTTCATGCTGTGTATAGTGACTATTGTCTATCAACGATAGTCACCTGTGCTCCCAAATCCACCTGTGCCACGTTCCGTAGCTATTTCAAACAACGGCTCATCAGCTACAGCAACGCATTCACATAACGACACTGGAGCCATAACAAGTTGAGCAATAGCCATTTTGTCACGGATGAATTGTATTTCGTCACTATGATTAATCATGATTACCATCAGCTCGCCTTGATAATCTTGATCAATTGTTCCGGGTGAATTAAGTACAGCAAGGCCATATTTAAACGCCATGCCACTACGAGTACGCAATTGCAATTCATAACCTTCAGGAATTTTAACTTTCCATCCAGTTTTAACTACAGTTCGATCTCCGGGCTTAATGCGAACTAATCCGTTGTAGGCAAATACATCCCATCCAGAAGATCCCGGTGTTTTTCGCACTGGCAAGTATTCTCGCCAATCTGCTTTAGGATCACCAATCCATTGAACTTCAAGCTTCATCTTTAGCACCTAGTGCGGCTCGTAGCATATCCATTACAAAATTAGCTGGAATCTTTGTTTTTGCGCTACGCAAATCATGCAAATAACACGCTGCGTCTTTAATGTTTAAATCTTTTACGCCAATGCTTTCTGCACCCTCTCTGGTTTCAACAATCTTGTACATAGGTTTGCCAGATTCTAAAGACATATACACGTCTACGTCACTTGTTGGCCCAGCCTTTAAAATAACCATTACTTATCTTCCTTTTTACTACCGTAAGTATTTACAAGTATATGATTAATCACATCGTTTTGCAAATGTATTAATAACTTACTAGGAAATAATTCTCCGTCATTCCACAATTTGTAAAGCACTGCTATTGCATCATGTGGATCCATTTCTTTATTATGTGCAGTTTGGTCTTCAATTGTAGATTTTAATTCTAAAGTTACCGTTGTTTTTCCTTGATGTTTAACACGTACTGAAATATCTGATTCGCGACCTATTCGTATAATATAATATTCAGCTTCTTCTTTAGTTAAAAACATTAGTTATTCTCCATGTGATACGTTTCAAATGCAGTAGTTGTAATAGGTAATACTTCTTTTAATACATTCCAACAATCATTTGCTATTAATCTATGTTCTTCTTGTGTGTGCTTATCCATTCGCACTCGGCAATAGTGGAGCCAATCACGCACAGTACCTTTCATATACAAGCGTGTTCCAACACACAAAGGCAGAATTAATCTTGCGGATTCTAACGCAACACCACTGTCAACAAGGTCTCGATACGAACGAACAGCATATAGCACTGGCGCAAGTGCTTTGTTATCCATAGCAAATTGCATTTCTGGATCTATGTAAGGCAAACTCCCTTGCCTGTTAGATGCACCACGTTTACGCATTTTAGGTAGATCCATTTCAATTTTAGATGGGTCTGCATAGCGTTGACTAAACTCTTGAAAATGAAAACTTCTATGTCGCAAAATTTGTGCTGACACAGCTCTTGATGTGTAGATTTCCATTACAACATCAACCATTTCAAAAACTGACCAGTGTCCGTGTTTCATGCAGAACTGTAATAAGCGTTCATATTCTGGGTTATTTTCATTGTCTGAAGACACCCTAGCAAGGTGAATCATAAACTGTTCTGCGTCTGGTTGAATATACTTAAGTGTGGCTGCCATCTTTCCTCCAATGCCTCAGACGGGACTCGAACCCGTACGTCTTGCGACAACGGATTTTAAGTCCGTCGTGTCTACCATTCCACCACCGAGGCGTGTTTCAGTATACCGTAAGTATATGTGATATTATATGTGCACAACGCGATGAAAACTTAAAAGTCCGCCCATCATGCCGATAGACAATTAAGTCGAGCGAAGTAAAAGCCCCTTCACAGAGGGGCTTTTTTATTCATCGGTTGGATCTACACGTGTTACTTCTACGCCGGGTATTTTTTCCAATTGATACATAATGTAAAACTTTTTAAATTCCTGTTTAGATAATTTGGTTGGATTTACACCTTTGTTTTCAATCCATTCGCGCAGCTCTGTATACGTAAACCATTTTTCTATCCATCCAGATATGTATATAATTCCGCTTGCAGCAGCTGCACCAATGAGTATGCCTGTAATCACGTTTCTGTTATATCCTTACGTTTAGTGCCACCATAGTACTCGTATGTACCAAGTGTTTTTTGCATTTCATTATTAAGCGTTGTAGGCGATCGATCTGTGCGTACTGTTACTAATCGTCGTCCGTATTTGTCAGCTTTTTGTAACACTGTGATACTAAATTGTTCTGCGGTGTTTTGCCTTGATGCAAACCAGTCAAACGCCACTGCTCTAGCTGCTTTTCCAGCATCTGTGTTCTTTTCAGGTGTATCAATACCATAGAGACGACAGTGTTGATCCACAAGCCAAAGACCAAAACCAAGATCAATATCGCAGACAAAAGTATCTCCATCGATACACCTTTTGAAACGTATTCCATATTCATACATTTCTAGGACTACCCTTTTTTGTTTGAGCGTACAGAGTGGTCACTATTACGGCTAAATGACCTGTTAGATGATGGAGACCTAAGTATTAGATTAGCCATTGAATTAGAACCACCTTTAGATAATGGCTTCTTGTGGTCTATATCTTTACCTGCCCGATTAATGCCTTTTGCATCCATAGCCCTACGTGCTTTCTGGCGCTCCATACGTAAAGGATGCTCACCTCTAGCAACCTGCTGCTGGTATTCTTTTTTATATGGCCTTGCTTTGTTTACGTAGGGCATTTGTGTTACCTATTTTTAATACCCATCAGCTTGGAATATGAACCACCCATTTTTTTGGCAGCGCTAGGACGCATACCAGATGACTTAATACGTGGCTGCTTCATCATCTGTGGTTTAATTTCATCCCGCATATTCGGCTTACCGCCAGTAATGTCACGCCCCATCATCTTACTTGTGTCAGCATCCTGCATAGGATTAACTTCACGAATCCATTTAGGCGTACTATACGAGACATCACGATACATATAAGTACCGTCAGCACCAACGCGTTTTTCTAACTGTTTTCCCTGTGGCATAAGTTGTGCCCTCCCAATCTATTGTACACAAAAAACCCCTGCAGGAGGAGGTCTACAGGGGTTTATAGGGATCTAGGAGGTAGATACATTTGTACTATACTCTACGTTTGGCTATTGCATCAAGTAACTTTTTATGAGCTTCTCTATCTTCTTCTATTTTAAGGCGTTTACCCCAGCGCTCACGGTTAATAATGCGAGTAACATGCTGCTGACTTATACCGAACTTCATAGCTAGATACGCTTGCTTCATTCCTGATCTATGCAAACGACGTATCTCTATTACTTGATCTACAGTTAACTTCATAACGCTACACCCCGTGGGAGAAAGAGATGAAAGGACCACAGGGTGCAACGCTATCCCCAGTGCGTTTACATGCATGGGGGACTCCCACTGCTGGGATCGAACCAGCGACCGTTCGGTTAACAGCCGAATGCTCTACCGCTGAGCTAAGTGGGATCATACCGTAAGTATACCTATTCTAGTGGAGTGTAGCAAGTTTGTATGGAACCTATTTAAACTTCTCCGTGGGGAGAATAGTTTCTGCGATGGGAGAAATGATTAAAAAAGTAGAGTGAATATTGGCGTCGGAGTCCCCAACTGATATTTGGAAGGGGGCAGGGGCTTGCCATAGGGGGTATGCCGGGAGGGGGCATGACAGCCTTCCTAACTGATTACATATTGAGACATGGTTTCTTATGTACATCACCAGCGGATGCTGAGGGTAAACTACGCCCCAAAGGGAACAGTTAGTGACAGACTGAACCCTGCGGGGCGTTTTGTTTACCTAAGGGTAGCACACATCGTGCAGATGCAAGGGGAACCGGCTAGGAACCGGGATGACCTGCAACGTACGCAGATGTCCCTGCTAAGATTCTAAGGTAGGCATTCTATTACGATGGTATCAAGGGAACCGGATTATTCTGGTTCCCTTCTCCTTTGCATACATCAGTTTCCTTGAATGGCAATGTTAGCATCCATTGCCCTTCATGGAGAGTCATGTATTCTCCGCATTCCACTAGATGCACAATAGGAGTTTGTTATGTCCAAGAAGACAGAAACCATCGTCGCTCAAGCACCTGCTAAGGTATCGGCTCTCTTGATGGAGATCGGCACCCTTAGCGGTCACGTCGCAATGTCGCGCTTCGGTGCGACGCCTATGGATTCCGTAGGCATTGCACTCATGGCCGCGCAGGCGGAGCTGGAGACTGGGTTCACGCCTACTTTCTTCAGCACTTTGAAGCGGGTCGGCGCAGTCATGCCGAAGAAGTCTGTAAAGGTACAGGCTATCTTCGACAAGGTCACGGCCGAGTTGGCTAAAGCCGTGGAGGCTGGAGCGTCGGAAGTAATCGTCGAGCGTGAAGCTCGCCCAATCACATCTCAGGAGGTCGATATCGTATTCGTCGCCCGCAAGGCACGTGCGAATCGTCTCGCCAAGTAATCGGGTTTGTGTTAGGAGTTTGGTGCATCTCCGTCAAATGCACCTTTTTACAAATATGACAACCGAGAAATCAATTACCAAAACCTTCGTCAGGTTGCTACGCCTCAAGCGTCAGCTTGCTGAGGCAAAATCGTTTACTGGCATTACGCCAGCAGATTTGGTTCGTGAGCGTCAAGTACTGCAACTGCAGTTTGACGCAATGGTCAACTCGTACATTCTCGCAAACATCGACGAGAAGTAATCTACCTGCCGGGGTTCGATTCCCCGGCAAATCTCCCCAAACATGGGGTTTCAGGAGAGGTAGAAATGATTACTCGTATCCAAAGAATGGCACTAATCGCAAAGATGGACGCGTCCATCGCCGCTAAGGCTGCCATCGTCGCAGAGAAGGCAGCAAAGGCTGCACTAAAGGCAGCAGACGCAGCTGAACTGCAATCACAAATCGCCAAGAAGGTTGCCCAGAAGGCTCGTATCAATGCGGGTCAATCAATCACGTTTGCTCAGGCCACGCCTGAACAGCAGGACATTATCCGTAGGCTTTTCATTATCGGTAGGTTCGGTTACCCAAATGGTAGCCATGGACGTGAGGTTCAACTGCGTCGGACCAGTGACCCATCCATGGTGTGGATGAATTACGGGTCACGCAGTGACCTGTATATCGAAGTGAAGGGCGACATCGTCAGCGTCAACACTGACAAAGTCAAGGTCAACAGTCAGGTTGATTTCGGGCAACACTACTACAGTGGTGATGTTGAGATGGTAGATATCCGCATTGCGGATCTGGAGGTAAGTAAATGAATCGATTAGACAGGAAAATCATGGCAGCTACGGTTGCCACAGTACTCAATGACCTCGACAACATCAAGTCGGGGTCAAAGCGTGACCGCCGTACACCAAGTGATTTGGTTACGGCAATCACATTGATTTGCTCTGACCTCCGCAAAAAAGACGGAGCGTTGGAAGCATCTATTGCTGATTTGGAAGACCATATGTGGATGGTCTCAACCGCATACGAAAAACTGCTCACAATTGGTGAGGCAACTCACCTCGTCGAAAAAGCTGGTCGCTAACTTAGTTGGGAGGTTCGATTCCTCCCTTTTCTTTTTCTCCGCACCGGAGAACATCAGGCTGACAACCTACTGTCACAATAGGAGTTGGACAAATGATTAATTTTGTCATGCGAGCACCACTCGACATTAGTGAAAATGAGTTTACTGATGTTGTTAGCGACTTGATAACGCGTGTACTCGAAAGGCGCACGTATTACAAAGCGATTGTTGAAAAGCGTTCCTACGTTGACGCATATGAAAAGTGTGAGGCAAGGTGTTGCATGCGGGCAGCGTTTGCGGCACAACGCCTCGGATTGACCAAAGAAGCGTTAGCTTGGTATCGCCAAGCTGACGTCCTGTTCTGTGGTGGAGACAACTTTACCGCCATAACCTTAACGGACACACACGTTTACATGCAGATCATGGAAACATCTACACCAACAGAGTGGTCTGTGGTGTGCCAAGGTGAGGTCGTTACGCCGTACGGCACGGCGAATCAAACAATTAGTTTCGGAACTATTACGGCAGAAATACTGCCTGAAGGTTTTGACTATTACTCGCGCCTCGTAGATTTGAACAAAATCTGGGATGCGATAATTGATGAGGAGGTAAGTAAATGAAAGTACATAAGTTTCAAGGCAAGACAATCTATCAGTTTCGTCGCACATTCGTCTACAAGGAAGATCTTGTAGCCGTCCTCGCAATCGTTGCAGTG